ACCGGGCTTGACCCACGGGCCCTTCCGGTAGATATCTTCGTCTACGAACGCCAGTTCGCCCAGAGCAAGGACGCGGCCCACGGTGTTGAGATAATCTCTGTCGGCGCGGACAGTATCCGGAATCAGAATGCCGCCCGCGCTCATCTTTCGGATAGGAACCGGGCGAACGAGCAAACCGACTCCGGGGATGCGCGGAAGCGGAGACGGATCAGGAACCTCGTCCTCCGTCACCCAAGCATCGTTCGAAACGGCCCCATCCATCGGGGTTCGGGTAGTGAACAATTATACCTCCATAAGGTTGTTGCTTTTACGCAAATTTTCAGCGGCAGTTAAAACCTGAAGATTGTAAGGGACATGCAACCCACATACATTCTTTCCTCTCAGAGGAACTATGTGATCGACGTGATGTTGCAGTCCTGTTTCTTTGGTTAGTTTAGCAGCCTTCGCATAGATTTCTTGTATTTGTTTCAGATTTGCCCACGCGGGGCAGGCTTGCTTTAAGTTAATTTTACGTAATCTATTACGTGCCACGCGCTTGAATTGATTTTTCCGTTCGTACTCGCGCGAGGCGACTAAGATTTTTTCTGAATTGCGTTGCCTGTACTCTTTTTTGGACTCTGTAAAGCACGTTTCGCAGGACCAATTATAAACAATCCGAGGCGCAACGTGCCCCTTGCAACACGGCTTACCTGTAAAGTACTTGAGGCAGCCTTGCTTTAGAGCTTGGCGCCTTGTTTGGGGCAGAGGCAACGCGGTATCAGTCCCTTTCTTCCGTTGGGGTTTTTTCGAAAAGGTCTTTGAGGATGGTCACGGCAAGACCTAAGCCGTGAATGGTGCCGCAAGTCCTTGCATATTCGTCGTAGGACTTGGCGGCACCCCTAGACAGAGAGTCCTTCTCCCTGTCTATTCGCTTCTGTACCTCTGCTACGTACTCAGATAGAAGTCTCATATGGTTCCTGTGTTGGCCCTTTGAGCAAGGGTAGCAGCCTGAAGATCGGCTAGTTTGGCAGAACTATCAAGTATTTTCCCAGATGCCGCAATCTGGTTCTTCTTGTTTTTGTCCTCGGCATCCAACAGCATGTTGGTTTCCTTCAGATCCAGTTCGCGGTTCTTGAGCGCGATCTTGGCTGCCTCGCGAACATCCTGCGACTGGATGCGGGCAGCCGAAAGCTGAAGCTCCTGTGCATTCAGTTGGATCATCTGCTGCTCGACGCTCGGCCCCTGTTCGCCGCCCATGCCCGACTGTGCCGAAATCATCACCAACTGGGTGGCGATCTGCGCCTGCACATTCTCATCCTGAATAGGCATACCCATCTGTTGGGCCAGCAACATGGCTTGGGCCACGAACATCAGGACTTTATGCTCCGAGATATTCGACACCAGCAACTGCATGCCAACGGCGACCGTCGGATCGTTGGTGCCCTGCATCTGCGGCGACTTCAGGAACGCTTCCTTGACCGCGACGTGAGCGGCGTGGTTCTGGCCCAGTTGCGCCTTGATCGGCTTCCCGCTCATAGCCACCTGAATTTCGGTCAGCGGATCGGCACTGACGGCGGAAGCCATCGGGTCGACCAGCAGCTTGTCGATGTTCTCGGTGCCCATCGCATAGTAGAAGCGGCGGAGCGCCTCGTTCATGTCGTGGAGTTGTGGGAAGCGGGCCGCCATCTCCAGTTCGACCTGCGCCCTAGCAACCCGCTGCGACTCCGTGAGGGCGTTGGGATCAGAAGCGGGCAGCACGTCGACGACAGAAGGATCGAAGTCGGTGCGCTGAACAAACTGGTTTTCGGAGTTGACGACGAAGTTGACAACGTCAGGCAGGTTCTCGAAGTTCAGTTCCCCGATCAGCTTGAGGAACTCGCCTTGGCTCTGATGCAGCCGCTTATGGATGGACGAGTAGAACCGCTGCGACGTTTCGAGCAGGGCCAGCGTCGTAGCCACCGGGCCGTAGTTGCTGGACTGCGCCACCACTTCGTCGGCAGCATCCGCGAACTTCTGCCCACTGTCCACCATGAACCTAAGCAGGCTGAAGAGGACCTGGGAGGGTTCCTTGGCGGGCAGCGGGAAGAACGCCTTGGGCAGTTCTTCGGGCGACAGGTTGACGTCGCGCCACTCACCGAAGCCGAGAGGGGTGTCACTGTCAGCGAACTTGGCATCCTGCGATTTGAAGCCGGCCTGCCAGTTGGCGTACTGACCCGAGTCGACGAGGGCCCGGAGCGAGACGGTAGCAGAGGCGGCCAGATCACCGATCAGGTGGACGTAGCCAAGGGACCAGAAGCCGAAGGCCGGGATGCAGTGGTCGACCGTATACCAAAGGCGCTTCTGCATGGCCCCGTCGGCTTCACGCCAGTTGCGCTTGATTGAGTAGACCTTGCCAGTCTTGATGTTGAAGTGGACGATGTAGGGAGCCATGCCACCGTCAGGCAGCAGGGGATCGGCACCTTCAAGGTCGAGGTAGCAGTGGGATTCACCGACTGCGTAGCCCTTGCGCTCCAGCGACAGGTCGAAGCCTTGAGCGCGGGCGATGGCCTCGGTGATTTCGTTGGTGTCGAGGGTTTCCTCGGCGTCGTTCTCGTCGGGCTTGATGAAGGTGCCAGCGTCGACAAGGCTCCGCATCTTGCGCGGCGACAACTCCATGACCTCGATGTACTCGTCGGCGTCCTTGAGATGGGTAGCCGCCGGGTCGATGTAGAAGTTCTCGGCATAGACGACCGTTGGTTCGGGCGTGTTGGTCAGGGCGTTCCAACCGGCCTTGCGGATGCCGACGCCCATGAAGCCGACGCGGAACAGGTTGCGTTCGAGGTCCGAGTAGAAGCCTGCCACCTGATCGACGAGTTGGTGGTTCATGTAGGACTTGACACGGGCAGCCGCCTGTTCGCGGGTCGGGTCGGTGTAGCCTAGGATGCGGGTGCGGACGGGGCCGCGCGCCGGCCACAACTCTTGGATGGCCTTGGCTTGGAACTTGACCACGTTCTCGATGAGGAGGGGGTGGACTGCGGTGCAGGCGCCCTCGACCTCGGTGTTACCTTCGCCTTCCGTGTTGAGCCCCAGCCACTGGATGCCCTTCTTGATCTTCTCTTCCCACTGCTGGCGAGAGTTCTTGAAGGTGGTGTGGACATCTTGACGGTCGGAGCCAATGTCGTCTACGACTGCGCTGTCTAGGAAGGAGACGAGGTTGGCCCCGAACGACATGTCGATCTCGATGACCTCCTCGTCCGGAACGAGCAGCAGAGTTTCCTCTGAGAACTCGAACTCGATCTCGGGCGCTTCGTCGTCAGAGGGGAGGATCGGATTATCGGACATGGCTCACTTGGCTCCAATAGCTACGGAAGGGACGCCGCTTAGAGAACTGCTCGGGGCGGCTGACAGTTTCTTGTGTCAGTTCATAGCGGCGACGCAAGTAAAGAAGGGCCATGACCATTGCGTCGACAGAGTCGTCATGGGCGCCCTTCGGGAACTCCAAAGCTTCTTGCAGCAGTTCGGCGGCATACTTCTTCTTGAGAGGTATCCACACGCGCTGCCGCTCGATAATGCCAGTTACAGCATGAGCGCGGGCTAGCTTATCACGGTCAGGCTGGAAAGGCAATACCGGCAGCTTGTTAAGCTTGAGGTCTTGAATGAGGGACTGGCCCGAAGCCTTGTTCTCAATGACCATCTTGTCGGGCCTGAATGCCTCGTATTGCTCTTTGGCAATGTTGCGGAGTTGGGGGAATGTCCACCGGCCCTTCACCTGATTGAGCAGGATGGCGTTGGGCTCCTGATACTCGTAGCCCTTCTCATCCGTATATGTCAGGTGGAAGATGCCCCATGTCTGGATCACGGAGTAGTCGGCGGTGGCCTTAGTAGAGAAGGCTGTGTCGAGGGTCTGGATGATTTCGTCGCACTCGGGCGGGTCTTCCTCATCCCAATCTTGGAAGTCGTCCTTGTTGAAGACGTTGCCGTCGTCCCCGACCGGAGTCTGCATGTAGAGGGCGCCCCAATCGGAGCGGGCCAGACTCTCGCGGGTAGCCGTCAGATCGTCCATGGTGATGTATTCGGGCCAGTAGGACGCGCCCTCGGGCAGCATGAGGTACTCGGCGGCAGGCTGGTCGAGGATGGCCGGAATGGAGATGACTTCCCACTGGTCGACCTTCCCGTTGCGGGCAGCCTTGTCTAGGAGGAAGCCTGACAAGTCCTTGACATGCCACCGGGTGTTGACGAGGATGATCCGCGAATCGGGCAGCTTACGGGAACGGAAGCCGGGGCCATACCAGTTGTTGACGCGCTCACGCTCGGTGTCGGACTTGGCGGTCTGCTCGGAGAGAGGGTCATCGAGGATGCCCAAGTTGAAGCGGTAGCCGGCGATGGATTTGCCTGCACCGGCTGGGAGGAAGGAGCCGCCCGCCGTCAGCTTCCAGCCAGTGACGCCCGACATGTCATCGCGAATCTGGACGCCAGGGAAGATTTCGAGGTATTCGGTGGAGCGAAGAAGGTCGCGGATGCGGCCCGAACATTCGACCGCCTTGTCCGTGGTGTGCGAGATCCACATGATACGCCACGTTGGGTTGCGACCAAAGGACCACGCGGCGAACAGCATGAGGAGGACGGACTTCATGGAGCCCGGCGGCAACGCCAGCATGAGGCGGATGACGGAGCCTTCCTCGACATCTTCAAGGGTGGCCGCAATTGCCTCGATATGACGTCCGTCGCGGTAGTCGTTGCCGTCGAGCATAAGGTGAGCTAGCAGTTTCACGAAGACGTAGAAGCGGTCAGCGGCTTCGATGACGGCCTTCTGATGGAGGGCCTCTGCTAGCTCTGCCTTTAGCTGAAGGAGAGCGTCCGGATTAGTTGATGCGGAGTTTGCGCTCAAGATCCGGCTCTGCTTCACGCAGGATAGCGGTCAGTTCTCCGATCCGCGTATCAAGCTCTTCCTTGGAGTGGATAGTCTTGTGAATAATTTCCTTCTTATCCACGAACATACCTAGGTACTTGGCGAGGTTTTCCATGGCGCGGTTGGCATTGGTGAAGTCACCGGTCTGCATGGCCGCCGTAGCAATGTCGTTGAACCACTTGACGACGTCCTCGACGTTGATCTTCATGCGAGCTTTCTCCTCAATTTCGAATGCAGTTACCAGTTCGTGGAAATGTGGGATGGCTAGGTTGCGGTTGGCGATGCGAAGCAGGATGTTGTAGTTGCCGCTGTCGTAGCCAGCGAGACGGGCCGCACCGCACTTGTTGGTTCGCCCGTTGATAGCGTACTGGCGGGCGAACTCAACTTGCTTGGGCGTCAGGTTCTTGAAGCGTTCCACCTTGTCCCAATGCGCGTGCCACGTCTCGCGGAGTTGTTCCTTGATGGAGCGGATCGCGTCGACATGCTGCTTGGTGACGACGCGCTTGGGCTGGTGAATGTTGAGTTCACGCAGTTCGCGGCGGTACTTGCGCTGACGCATGCCTTGGGAGGGGCGGTTGGGCTTGCGCTCACGATCCGCCTTCTCCTTCCGCTTCAAGTGGTCAGGCTTGGGCTTGGTCGAAACTTTGGGAACGTATGGCTCGTCTTCACTCATGCGGGTGCTGTATCCTCATCGTCAACGCGAACGATGGAAATGCGGGACCGGCCCTTTTGATTAGAACTGCCAGAGCGCCCGGCGCTATAGAAACGGAGGCCGCAGCGTTCAAGAGCAGGTCTGATACGGCGAAGTTCCGCAGCAAAGCTATGGGAAGTTTGCGGCAGCTTCTCGCGGGGACCGATGTTCATTTCCAGTTGTCCGATCAAATCCGAATAGGTTCCAGAGAACTCCTTTTGCTTTTCCATCATACGCAGCATCGCAGAGGCCAGGCCGTGGAACTCCAGCATCTGGCTCTCGGCTGCCGAACGATTACGCTTGTACACTTCCATGAGTCGACCCTCTGGCCACCCGAAAGCTTTCTCGGCGGCGACGGCCCACACAGCAAAAGCGGACATGCGCGGCTTTTCAGCCAGCACCACATTACCATAGTTCTGCGTAGCAATCAATGCAGCATTCATAAGGGAGCCCAGCAACTTGGCGTGGCTGGCATGGAAGGCATCCCAGAACTCACTGTCGTCACGACGATGCTTAGGATCAATGCGCGGAAGGTGAACATGGATAGAGCGGTCAACGAGGTCGCCTCGCTCAACGACGTCAGGAATGCCGTTCATGGCGACGGGCCGGCAGACGCGCACAGCAGACTCTTCGGCGTTGGTATAGAGGGCGCGGCCACCTTGGGCTCCGGTGCCAGTGCTGATGACGCAGAGCGCATCCGACATCTTATTGGAGATGTGAGACACGTTGTCGAAGGCGAGGACGAAAGAGTTGCGGACCATGGCTTGCAGGTCGCGCTGATCTTCGGGCGGGGTACGCATGTCGAGAGCATGCGGGTCGATGATACGACGCATCAGGCGCAAGATAGTGGACTTGCCAGAACCCTGCTCACCCGAGATGGTTAGGACGGGATAGGGGCCTTCGGGACGCAAACAGCCCAGAATCCACGCCACAAGCAGCATGAGGGCGTCGTCGTCGGCGGCTATGAACTGCCTGAGAAGGGAGGGAAACTCAGACGCAGGAACCGACAGATCGGGCTCGACAAGGGGTAGCATGCCCGCGCCACGAAGCATACGGATGTGGGAAGGGCCGCCCGGAACCTTGGCAATACCAGAGGCGCTGATGTGCCATGCGTCGTTGGCATCGTTGCCAATGTCCAAGTACAGGTCGCCAAGCTTACCGCCCACGCGGATATAGTCCTTGACCTTCTGGCCCGACGAGCGCACCCAATGGGAGAAGTACGTCTGGGCGGCAGAAGAGAGGTCGCCGTTAGGCAGGTGCCCCGCCGTATCAACGCAGAACGCGCTGAACCAGCCCTTGAAGTCGCAATAGCCAGATGGCGCAATGGACAGGGTGCGACGGACACCAGCCTCAGTGTAGTCAAGGAACAGGCGCCCGTCTTCGGTTGTCCACGGGGTCAACTGTAGCTTCGCGTCGTTGAGGAGTTGGACGCGGTTGATCTTGTCGCTCATGGCTGCTCCTTGGCTAGGAGCCCACTATACGAAGGGTGGTGAGGGTTGTCAACAAACTTCCCTCACCATTCTCACCACGGCTCTTTGGGCCACTCCACCGACCACGGAAAGCCCGCCTGCCCACTGATATCGCGGAGGGCCTGCCGGTAAGCTGCCCACGCCGCCTTGCCTGTATCATCGAAAGGCGCGTCATTTACCTGCGTCCAATCGCATGCCGCCAACTTGACATTGCGTTCGGCCCGGATGCGGGAAGCTTGCTCATCATCGAGTCGTGCCTTATATGCCGCCTCTTCTTCGGGGGTAGCGAAGATCGGGCCAAGCACATACTTAGTGTACCACTTGTCACCGATCTGCTCGACGCCTTGCCGCATGGAATACTGGTAGACGGTGCCGCCGGTTGCCTGCGGGCCCTCGAAGACGACGTCGTAACCCCACGCCGCATAGTCAATGACAGCCGGGAAAGACGTGTTGGTCCATAGCGCCCGGAACTGGGCGTCAGTGATGATGTGGCCTGTGGCCCGCTCTCGAAGTTCCATCATATGTTCCTTACGCAATTGCCAAGAAAGTGTAGCTAGCACCGCTGGTATTCACGAGATTGCCGCCAGCACTGCTGACTTGAAAGCCAGATGAGATAGGGTCTACCCAGTCAGTGGTGAGGACGGGTGCAGCAACACTATTGAGACGCAAGTAAGGGTCGTTGCCTGTGATAATGCCGCGCGTGCTGTCCCAAACATACCAGTCGCCCGTGCTGTCAGTACGCTTGATAAGAATGAATCGCGCGGCGCCCGAAAAATCACAGTTGATGTTTTGGGTTCCTCCCGTGCCGGTATAAGAGCCGACCTTGCTGACGCCGGGGCAAGAAGCGAAAAGGTATGCGACGTAGGTAGCCGCATTGGTATTGACTTCAGCGGCTGTACCAAGCGAGAAAACAGAACTTGTTGGCGTTGTGCTGTTCCACCTGGTAGCGCCGGTTGCCTTTGCTGCCGTTGTATTTAGAACTAGGTATTCCGTGTTAGCTAGCGCACTTGAATACACTTGCCACGCGGTTGCTCCGGAACGGCCCTTAACAATCATCAACTCTGGTACAACACCCAGGTTGTGCCTCACAGTACGGTTGGCACCTGTTCCAGTGTAGGCCGTAATATCAAAGACACCGGGGGCGCGAGTAAAATACCAGTTTATGACATTGCCCATTGGCGCGCCGTTTATATACGCATAAGTAGCATCGGCTCCCAACGTAACTCCCGTTTGGCTTGCAAATGAAGTCAGCAGGTCTGTTACACCGCCAGTGCTTTCGGCAGATGTCTGAGTCGTAAGAATGTAGTTATTTGCCCCGCGCATTCTATCAAAAACAATGTTAGCATTTCCGTCGGCAGTGCTGTTTCTTGCGGAAATGCTAAGATCGACAACGCGACCAGCAGTAACAGTAGCCGCAGCCCCCGTTGCTGCCCGGTTCACTGCGGAGTAAACACTGTTACCTGAAGTCGGGGTCTGCATCGGGCCGCGCCGGATGGCGATGTAGGTGTAGACGGAAATGTTGGCGTTGTAGCCCGCGTCGGTCGTGTTGATTTGGAAGCCGGTTGCTGTGGGCGTGACAAACGTGCCGGTGCTTTCGGCACTAGAGAGATTGGGGTTTAGCTCTGCATCATTGCCGCCAACAACAAAACCGCGCATGTTGTCGATAAGGTTCCAGTCACCCGTGCCGCCCGTCGCCCGCTTGATCAGCAGCCACTGGGGCTCATAGCCCAGCGTCACAACAGGGCCAGTCGCGGAACCGTTGCCCGTGTAGCTCCCACAGCTAATCACATTGTCAGCGCCGGTCGCGCCAAAGCCGCCCGCGTCATCTGCGAATAGGTAAGCGACGTAGGTGCCGCCGTTAGCGTTGACGGTCGCATCCGTGCCAACAGTGAAGACGGCGCTGGTTGGTTCAGTGTTGTTCCAGCGCGTCGTACTACCTGCTACCGGAGCCGAGCTGTTAAGGACCAAGTACTGTAAGGCAGTTGTATTGGCGTGATACACCTGCCAATCGGCCTCCGCGTCCGTCCGCTTCACGATGATACAGCCCGGCACAGAGCCAAGGTTATGCGCGATGGTCCG